TGCAGAAACAATTAGAGGATTTCAATTATATGAAAGCAATGCAGGAAGACCTTTTGGTGGAGGACAGATTACAGTATATGGAGTTAAATAATGGCTGGTAGCTTAATAAAAATTCAAGAAACAATAGTAAGTTCATCAACTGGAAGTGTATCTTTAGTCGGAATTGATAGCACTTATGATGTGTATAAAGTAGTTTGGACAAATGTAACAATAGACACAGATACTAAGCAATTACAATGGAGATATAGAAATTCAAGTGGAGATGTGAATTCATCTAATTATGATAAAGCAAGAAAAATTTTAAAAGCTAATGCTTCATTTACTAATTCTAGTGGAACAAATGCAACTCAATTTAATACAGTATCAATAGGAACAGGAACACAAGAACAAACTAATGGTATTTTGTATTTATTTAACTTTAATAATAGTTCAGAGTACAGTTTTCACACAGAAGAAGCTAGTAGCTTAGATTATCAACCTACTTTAGCAGGAATACAGGGTGGTGGAGTTTTAACTGTTACAGAGTCACACACAGGTTTAACTTTTTTTGTTCAAGATAGTAATAATTTAGAAAGTGGAACATTCACTTTATATGGTTTAAAGAAGTAATTAAATAAAGTATTACTACCCCACAATTAATTTTTTAACGACTACAACAAATCTATTTATATATAGGAGAAATAATGACAATAGAAGAAGCAACTGCATTGGCTCAAGCTGAGATCGATGCTAAAAAAACAATAAATGGTGGCGAGGGAATGTTTGCTCAAGTGAATAATGTTCGCAGAGAATACACAGAAGCAGAATATGACCAAGCTGTTGTTGATCTCGCCAACTCTAAAATGTATGTAGCAAATGAAAAATGGATGCAGGATCGAGCAGAAGCTTATCCATCACAACTATCTTTCATTGAAGCATATACAGAAAAAGAAATATTAGGCGAATCTGAAAAATGGGATGCTTATGTCGTGGATTATAACAAAGTTAGATCCGACAATCCTAAACCAGAATAATGAATCTCGAACTATTAAGATTTAGTTCGACTGAAGACTCTACATCTGGAATCTTGTCAATCTTGAATGATGATGGATCTAAAAAGTTTTTAGGATATACGATAGAAGATCCATATCGTGAAAAGAAGATCAAGCACATCACAAGATTCGCTGATGGGCGTTATCAGATCAAGTTCAGAGCTGTTGGAGGTTTCCAAAGTCGGTATTTAAAAAGATATGGTGCTGAGTTCCATTCAGCTGGAATGTTAGAGCTTCAAGATGTGAAAGGTTATTCTGGTGCAGAATATTCTTTTGTGCTTCTACACGCTGGGAATAGTGCAAAAAGTTCCAGTGGATGCGTGATACTTGGCGATAATCAGACCAATAACCAGATCAAAGAGTTTGGTTGGGTTGGATCATCAAGAAATAATTATTTAAGGACATATCCAATTATTAGAGATGCTCTACTTAAAGGCGATGAAGTTTGGCTCAATGTCATAGATCACGATAGACCATCAGAGAAAGATCACGACTCAACAGATCAAAACATTATCAATGTAGGTGGTGGGATCTTTTGCAGACAGTGTGACACAAAGTTCACAATCGAATAATTAAGAAATGAGGACAACAATGGCAAAAAAAACACTTAAAAAATACTATCTAGAAAATCCATCTGTCTCTGGACAAATGAGCTTTTTAGATAGAGAAGATTTAAAAGATCTAGTTGATGAGGGACTAAAAGGGATTAAAGATGGCATTCCAGCAACAGTTGTTGCTCAGTGGCTTATCTCTGAAGCTCCAACTGATCTAAATAGGAAATTTCACACAGTAAGACAAGGACTTCTTCATCGTGCCAAAGAAATCTCTTAAGAGTTATAGTAAGGACAACACAGTCATTAAAGGCGTGGACAAGTCCGAAAAGGTTAAGATCTCCAGAAAAGATGANAAGGCNACNGCAACTNTGCCAGTNGGATCATCAGANATTAATGAAGTCTGGAGAATGTTAGAGGAAAGAGGATTCTNACCAGATGANTGGGAGATCCAGAGTCTAACTGTNAACCAGTGGGAAGCTCCATCAACTGATGGCGTTCGACTGTTTGAACAAACAAAAGCGACACTGAAGCAAAAACCCAAGTATTTGGGAGAGTTAATCAGTTCACTTGAATCAATTGGGGGTGATGGTTTCAGTCCTCAACCTAAGCTCAAGGCGAAAGCCAAACAAGAGATGCTTGTGATTCTCGGTGATCACCAATTGCCATTTCGGAATGAGATATTGACTGAACTCTCCCACTCTTTTTTAAATGATATGAAACCAGATGGCTTAGTGTATATGGGAGATCTTATTGACTTCCCTAGCTTGTCACACTTTGCCACCAATCCAGATTTCACTTCAACAGTGCAACAAGGGATTGATCAAGGTCATCAGACACTGAGAGACCTAGGATCATCGGCTGGTCTAAAGAAAGGATCAGAAATGATCTTTATTGAGGGCAATCACGAAGTCAGACTGAGAAAAGCTTTAGTTGAAAAACTCCCCCAGCTGTTCGGTATAAAGAAAGCTGATGTAAGTGAGAAAGAGAAATCTGTCTTGCATTTGGCTTCTCTAATGCGATTTAATGACATTGGTTGGACTTATTGGGATGAACCATCAGATGTTTATCCACATCCAGAATATGAGATTGTCAAAGGGCTTTTTGCTCGCCATGGCAACTTTGTTAGAGCAAAGGCAGGAATGTCAGCTCTTGCTAACTTGGATCGTGTTGATGGATCAGTTATACAAGGACACACACATCGACTGGCTATCACTCATCACACAAGATGGACTGGACAACAGATGAATTTATATACAGGGATCGAGACAGGAACGATGGCAGATCTTAATGGTCTAGGTTATTCAAAACAACCAGACTGGCAAGGAGGATTCATCACGCTTGTTGTTGATCGCAAAGCAAACACATTTCATCCAGAATTGGTGATCTTTAGAGAAGACACGATCACTTGGCGAGGATATTTCTGGAAATACACAACCAAAGGAATAAAAACAAATTATGGATATTAAGTTGAATATGAATCAGCTGATCGTTGGAGGGCTAGGAACTATCCTCACTGGTCTAGTTAGTTGGTTATTTAATACAGTTAGAGCTTTAGAGCTTCAAATGGGCATATTGCAGTCCGAAGTCCAAGGAATGATGGACAAGCAATCTGAGTTATTGGGCATCCTTTCCTCAGTTGATGCAGAGATCACAGAGATCATCTGGAAGATCGGTGGCAATGGATGATCGCAAAGATTAAGGATAATCTTGCAATCATAGTCACTTCATTCACACTTTTAGGATCGATTGGTGCTGGTTTAAATACTGCTGGAGAGATAGTTAACAAACTCCAAGGCATAGATGATCGAATGAACTTTGTAGAGCAAGAATTTGGCAGATTAAAAGATGAGACAATGGTTTCCTCTGACATATCTGTTTTATATGAAAAAGTCTTTCAATTAGAACAGATCGGTTATCAAGCTGATCAGTTTCGTGAACAGGTTGCTTATATGCAGTCTCAATTGCAGACTTTAGAACAAACCATCAGAGATGAGGGTTCTGACACACAGAACAAATATATTCCAGATAAATGGGAATGGCAGGATCTAAATGATTCAGTCACTCGAATAGAGACTTTAAATCAAACCATTGTGAACAAGCAATGGGAAATTGATGATCTAAAGACTCGACTGGCGTATCTAGAAGCAAACAATCACAACCATTAGGAGAAAAAATGTTTAAAGATTTAGATTTTAAAGATCTCGGAGAGCGTTGCATTGCAACATTCGTTGAGACATTCATTGCAATGATCACAGCTGAGGCACTAACAGGAAGCGATGGAGATCTTCTCAGATCAGCTTTTGTTGGTGGACTTGCATCTGTCTTATCACTGCTTAAAACAGTTATGAAAACATATAATGCCAACAAGTAACGATAATTTCACACAAAAGGAACTCTTGGCAATGGTGCTTGAGAAAATTAATAAAATTGAAGAAAAGCTTGATAATAAACTCGACAAGGGTGAATTTTATAAGGTTTTAGGTTTAGTCGCAACAGTGATCTTAATTGTTGCCAGTCTTTCTATGTAGCTACTAAAGGAGATCCGATGTCCTACAAGTGTCCGATCTGTCTCAATGGAACTTCAGTGCTTAGGTGGAATGTGATCCACAATGCTTCTGAATTTCATTGCAGGAGATGTGATCAAGGAACAATTGTATTGTCAGATGATGCAAAAGAAGTGCATTAAGATCCAAACATATTTGTATTGTTAGGATAAATAATATTCGTGACAACTCTTCGCCACAAATTATAAACTGTGGCTCTTGTCTTATCGTTTTCATAAACCAACGATAGATCTTGCAACAGTTCAAACTCTTTAATGTTTGCAAAAACAAAAAACCAATCTCTCATCTTTTCCTCAGTGACATTATTTAACTGCATCACTCTTTTTTTATTCATTCTCTCTTCAAGACCATATCTCCGAACAGCATCGTTATAAACTGCCGTTAGTGTCTTAGGTTCTTTTATATCATTAAGTCTATGCAAATAGTTCTCAAACTCAGCAGGATTCTCTTCATTTGGAAATGTTCTTATATTCAATGCTAATCTTCTGATCATCTCTTTTCTTGCAAGTGGTGGCTCATTTCCCTTATTTAATTCCAGTTGTAGAAAATCAAAAGAGTGATCCACAAAAATCGTTGCTAATTCCTCAACATAATCATCCTTAAAGAAAGCAGGAATTTCACTGTTTGACTTTTCCCAATATTCAATGTTTTTCTGATTTAACTTAGATCCAAAGTTTGACATCATTAGATTTGCTAATTGTGTCTGACTTAATCCACAATAATAAGTTCTAAGGAATTTCAACCGATCTTGTGGTCTTCTCACATCAATTAACTTAGTCACTTCGATATCTTTGATCTTATTAAATAACAATCCATCCTTTAGAAATTCATAACAATCCCAAAAATTAACCATATAAGAATTTTTAAGTTTTTCATTAGTCTCTGCATCTAATATCTTTGTGATGTTGGTCGGATCATAATTTTCAAGCATAATGTCGCTTAATGGATGGATCTCTGAATATGGATAGCTTGATCCTTTTTTATAAAACAAAAAGAAAACATAAGATTGTTCTAGGGCTTCTGGCTTGATAAGTTTATGTCTTTTTAATTTCTGAGCATTGTCTGATTTGCCCCAAATCACGATGTTCTTATTTATATTATTATTTAAAACCGAATGACCAATAAAGTTCGCAGAGCTTATGTTTACTTTGTGGAGCGATTTCGCATACTTTCTCTCTTCTGTTGAAAATTGTTTTAATCTTGATTTAGATAGTTCACTAAACAAACGAAGTCTTCTTAATGCAATAAAAGAATAGTCATCAACTTCTGATTCCAAAGAATCTTTATAATCCCTATACCCACTCACATTGTCAATAAAAGTTTTAAGGTCTTTCTTTTCTGAGTCTTGGGCTGATATAACTTCATCAAAATATTCATATATAGAATCATTAGTCAATTGCATATAAAGTTCATTCTTTAGTTTATGAAAATCAAGAGTGGAGGTTGTTCGTTGTGTTTTTTGAGGTTTTCTTTTAGTTTTAGCAATTGGAAGCTGTGCATCCATTAGATTATAAAAACTCGCCTCAAGATCTAGTTGTTCGGTTTCTCTATTTTCTCTATTTTCCATATAAGAAAGAATAGGATTAAATATTATTATTTGCAACTAAGATGTAATGTTTTATAACTATGACATTTTAACTAAGCTGTTTTAAATTATGTGCTATGGTTAACCTAGAAGTTTAATCGTATATATCGAGAAAAGTAACTGACTTGTTCGAGGTAACTAAGATTAAATTATTCGGTTTTATGGAAATAAAAGATTCTATCTAACTGAGCAGACAAGGGGCAAAAATGTGGTTTCACACTTTGCCCTTTTTTTTTAAGAGTGAATTTTAGGAGTTAGAAATGAATATCGGAAAGCAACTTCTCTCAGTCAGAGAGATTATGCAGATCACTGGGTGGTCAAAAGCTTTCACTTATAAACTTATTGATTCAGACAAACTCTCTGCCATTCCAACAAATTCTGATGAGAACCTCCTCCCCATTCGTGTTGAGGCGACTGAACTAGAAAAGTTGATCAAGGGTGGTGATGGTGTCTAAAAAGGCGAAAAGAGATATCTGGTATCAACTAGATGCAAGATTGTTTGAAAAGTTTGAAGTGATGCGAATAGCACAAGCATTAAAGATAAGTATTAATGAGACAGTTGGAGCATTGGTCAGACTATGGTCGATCTCCATAACACAATTTCCAGAGGGCAAAGGAGAACTTGTCGCTGGTCAATTAAAAGTCACTGTTCAAGATCTGCCAATCATTATGGCACTGGACAATGATGGTCAACAAATATTTGATGCTCTTTCAGAGTGTCAATGGATCGAAGAGCTTGATGGGATAATTGTCATCCCTAAATGGGATATGAAAATTGGTCAAACCATTATAAAGCTCGAAAAAGATCTTGAGAGAAAGAAAGCTGGAGGATTATAAGTGACAGAGTTAGCAAACAGCTCCAGCTTTTCTTGGAAAAAGACCGAATATCCAAAAATTAAAGATGCAATCTTTGAAAAGTTTGTGAATCTAACACAGACAGATATGCGAATGAGTGAATCACAAAAAAGTGGATTCTTTAGAGCGTATCACGATTTAATTGCCCAAGAACCAACACTTGATGAAATGGACATTGCATTCACCTCATACATCGCACACTTTGACCACATTCCAAGTCCTTTTGCTTATTCAAAGCACTTCAACAGATTTCGATCTGGAATAATGCCAAATAAAAAAGGATCAACGCAAAAGATGATCGAGCAACAGAAAGCTGATCTTAAATTGGAGCAATGGGCTAAAGAAATGGAGGCACAAGATGAGTAGAGTCTCCCTCCAAGAAGCAATGGAGTTCTTAAAAGAAATAGATGTTTGGCACGAATTTAAGTTCAGTGATGATCAAATCATGCGTGTAGCTCCAGAGCTTCAAGACTTTGGTCGTGAGGTTTTAGCTAGAGCAATGGTCTTGATCAAGACTATGGAGAAAAAACCTAGTCCAGCAAAGATAATGCAGATGTGCCGTGAACAGCAGATCACTATTAGAAGTGAGAGAGCTTTGGAGACAAGTCCAGAGGAAGATCCATCAACTTGGATGACATCAAAGGAATATGCAAGGACACAAGGTTTCGAGACACTTTTAGAACTTATAAAACACAAGATAGAGGAGCAACAAGCTTCCGAGGTCAAGGGTGAATCTACAACTGTGGACACCCAACCACAGTCATCAACCCTTGATCCCTCTATCGAAAAAGCGATCATTGATATGGAAGAGTCAGCGTGAAAAAGAAATCAAAGACTCTAGAGAACTTGCAAACAATTATTGCATATCTCGAATATATTGATGATGCTGGAAAACCTAAGCTTTCAAATAACAAACTTGAGAAGAGTGTCTCTGGGACAAGAGATAACTCCCCTTATGATCATAACTTTGCTTTCTGGAATGGAAAGAAGCAGTCAGTTGAAAGAAAGATCTCTGATCTAGCAAAGTTCTGTCTTAGAACAATTGCTCCAGAGGAACGAAAGACTCTCTCTAAGCAGTGCAAAAGACAAGATTGCGATATCAAAAACAAGCGAGTTGAGTTAGCACAGAAGTTTTGTGCAGGTTGTGGGAGAAAATATGAATGATCTTAAATGTTATCAATGCAAAGAAGTCCTTAAAAGTGGAGACAAAGCTGTCGTTGGAAACTATGGGAGAGATCTAATGTGTTCAGATTGCTTTGGAGATTTAAAAGCACAAGAAGAAGAGATCAGAGAAATTAATAATCATTACTCAAATTGGCATGATGAAAATCCAAGTGGAACTTGGATGGATAATTGGCAGACAGATAATCCTAATTATGTTTAATTTAAACAACATCAAACCGATGCAACCATCGAACATTGAATATGGATTGCAGAATCTACGCAACATCAAAGAGAAAAACAGCTGGGAAAGAGCAAAGAAGCTTCATATCTATCTTATCTCTGGGATTGTTTGTCGAAGCTTAGCATTAAACATATATCCAAAGTTTGAAGAGATCGCTGTTGCAGTATTTCAAAAGAATAAAGCAAAAAT